ATCGTCAAAAGGCGTATGGCATCGCTGGATCAGTCTTGGGTCATACAAGATTTAAACCAATGGTTGAAGGTGACAGGTGGTATTGAAGCCTGATCTAGCTACAGTGCTAGAACATTATGGTGTACGCGTTATGCATCGCCATGGATGGATACCATGTAAGTGCATTATGCACGACGACAGTCATGCTAGTGCCGCTTACAACTTAGATACGCAAGGCTACAACTGTCTTGTCTGCCAAATACTTGGTGATGTATATGATGTAGTATCGCGGATGGAAAACATAAAGGAGTTTAAAGATGTTAAACGCAGAGCAGAAGCAATTGCTCACGGAAGCAGCCGAGAGATACTATCTCAATCTCACACCACAGGCTCTCTCTTACCTAGAGGCACGCGGCATAACCCAAGCGATAGCAGCCAAGTACCTTCTTGGAAGCGTCGTGGAGCCTAGTGCTGGGCATGAACATTCTGTTGGCAGATTAAGTATTCCGTACCTTACGCCAACTGGCGTAGTGGGAATGAAGTTTAGGACGATAGATGATGGCACGCCAAAGTATCTTTACCCTACGGGTCAAAAGGTTGGGCTATTCAATGTCAATGACTTGCATCGGTTTAATGAGACGATTGCCATTTGCGAGGGCGAAATTGACACGATCATATTATCGGGTGTTGTTGGCATCCCATCAGTTGGAGTTGCGGGCGTTAGTCAGTGGAAACCCTGGTTCCCAAAACTATTTGAATCTTACTCCCGCATTCTTATTTTTGCAGATAACGACGTTAAAGAAGATGGTAGAAACCCTGGACAAGAACTTGCTAAAAGAATAAAAGAAGACTTAGACAAAGCAACTGTAGTTATGTTGCCGGATAATCAAGACGTCAATGAGGTGTTTCTTACCCATGGTGTTGAGTGGTTTCGTGATAGAATTGATGCATGAACAAGCCACGTTTGCTTGACCTATTTTGTAAAGCGGGGGGGGGGAGCATGGGATACCATATTGCTGGATTTGAAGTAATCGGTGTAGATATTAAGAAACAAAAGCGTTATCCATTTGAGTTTATTCAAGCAGACGTTCTTGATGTTTTTAAAGATAAAAATTTTTTAGCATCTTTTGATGCAATTGCTGCTAGTCCACCATGTCAAACTCATAGTTCTACACGTCACCTTCGCAATGCTCAAGGCAAAGGTACGGATAAAGTTGATCTTATTCCTCAAACTCGTGAGGCATTGGTTGATAGCGGTAAGCCTTACATTATTGAAAACGTTCCAGGTGCGCCTTTGATTGATCCAGTTCAATGTTGTGGATCTTCATGGGATTTAAAGGTACGCCGCCATAGGCTATTTGAAAGCAACGTAAAATTAGTTGGATCTATTTGCAAGCACAAAGAACAAGGCCGTCCAGTGGGCGTGTATGGCTCTATGAAGGATGAAATTCCTGGCGGTGGACATACTGCTAAGACAATTGAACAAGCTCGTGAAGCAATGGGAATTGATTGGATGATCTGGGGAGAATTAGTTGAGGCTATTCCACCTATGTATACATGGCATTTGGGTACTCAGTTAAAGGAGAAGTTGCCATCACTACTATAGCAGCCATTGAAGGACCGGATTGGGTCATGATCGGAGCTGATTCTCAATCCTCTAGCGAGGATGGATTTAGTATCAACATACCCAATGGCAAAGTATTTAAGAATAACAATCTTGTTTTTGCTATGGCTGGTTCAGTACGCGGCATCAACATTCTTGAGCATGACTTTGTACCACCACAAATCAATGGCAAGGACATAGACAAGTACATTACTAGGCAGCTTATTCCAGCCATTCGTAAGGCTTTTTTAGATGCAGGTTATGAATTTAGCAAGGCTGAGTCTGCGGTTGAGCATGACAACATTATTATTGTGGCAGTCAAAGGCAAACTTTATTGCATCAATGAGGACTATTCATGGGAGCGTAACGCCGACAATCTCTATGTAGCTGGCAGTGGTGAGAAGTTTGCTCTTGGTGCTATGACTGCTCTTGGCGGTGGCACACTTATTGACGATGCAGTTAAGGCTCGCAAAATCATCACAAAAGCCTTACAAATCGCTAGTAAATACGACTCTTTTACCGGTGGCAAGATAACTGTTAACTTGATTCAGGAAGCCAAGTGAATGCCCACCTTTATGTATGGTCCAAAAGATGGCGCACAAGTGCCAGAAATTTTTTGGGTATTGGATCAGATTGAAATGGTGCAACACCTTACTGATGGCAAGCGTGTGATATACTGTTATGAGCTGAATGAAGCAGATAAAAACTATTATTTTAGAGGGCAATTTAACGACGATCTAGGGGGAGATGAATGAGTGAGCGAGGATATGGAAATAGCGTTAAAGTTATTGACCGATTTGGGATTCAATATAGTGAAGATACAAAGCCCAAATCAAATCACAATTCAAATTCCGCCTTTGCATCCGCAGTCTGGGAAGTGATGGATGAAATTGGTAATCTCCTTATTACGAAACAGCAGGACTATGGCCCAGGCAATGTTAATAACGCTTATGGTGGGCCTATCAACGGTCTTCTTGTACGCATTGGCGATAAGTTTGAACGTCTCAAGAATTTGTTCTCAAGCAAGGAAACACCTAAGCATGAGTCTATTGAAGACTCGTTCAAAGATATGGCGAACTACGCCGTGATTGCGCTAATGGTACAGAGAGGCACTTGGCCCAAACAATGAAAACAATAGTTATCCTTAGTGACTTACAAAGCCCATACCATGACGTTGGCGCAACCAACGCTATCAAGAAGTTTATTCGTGCTTATCAACCCGATGTAGTTGCTACATGTGGAGATGAGATTGACTTTCCACAGATTAGCCGATGGGAAGAAGGCGGCGAGGGTGAGTGGCAACGGGACTTAGGTCGTCATCGTGACATTACTGTTAAGTTACTAGAAGATTTAACTGTTGAGCATATGGTACGCAGTAACCATAGCGACAGACTATACAATAAGATTAAGTCAAAGGTGCCAGGCTTTCTTGGCTTACCTGAATTAGAGATTGAACAATTCTTACGCTTAGATGAACTTGGTATTGAGTACCATCATGATCCATTTGAGATTGCTCCTGGCTGGCTACTGATGCACGGGGATGAAGGTAACGTACAACCAACTGCCGGTGCTACAGCATTGGGTCTTGCTAAGCGTGCTGGTATGTCGGTTGCTTGTGGACATACACATAGAGCAGGACTGACACACCATACACAAGGTTGGGCAGGTAAGACTAGAACTGTATGGGGCATGGAACTTGGTAACCTCATGGACTATAAGTATGCTCGTTATATTAAAGCTGGTTTGTTTACTTGGAACAAAGGTTTTGGCATTCTCCATGTAGATGGGCAGAATGTAGTACCGCAGCTCGTACCTATCGTTAAAAATAGTTTTGTTGTTGACGGCAAGGTGTGGCGTTGGTAATGATTGAAATTAAAATGTCTCATGGCGACTTATCTTTTGCCACGATTGAAGCGGTTGCTCGCTTTAATTACAACAGAGCCAAAGGTAATGATGCTACGCAAGGCCATGCTCCCACCTGGGTTGAGCAGGTAGCGCGTGAGATTAGCGGTTGCTTGGGTGAGATAGCGATTGCTAGATGGCAGGATAAATACCCATTTGCTTTATTTGAAGAGCGTAAGATGGGCGATGTTGGAGAGTTTGAAGTACGCACAACGGCTTATTCTAGCGGTAAATTACTCATCAATCATGACGATGATCCATCCCGTAAGTACCTTTTGGTAACCTTACCTACGCACTATGTAGCTTGTATTCATGGCTGGATGTATGGCTATGAGGCACAGACAGAGCAGTTCTACAACACTACTATGCGTGCGCCAGTCTTTGCTGTTCAACAAAAATATCTCAAGCCACCTGAGACTATCTATGGATAACTGGGTAGAAGAAGCATCCGATATTGCGTCTCAAGTAGCACGCACTGTTCACCGCAAATATCACACATACTTTGACGTGTCTGATGTACGCCAAGAGTTAATGGTATGGATCTTGCGCCGTGATAAGAAGGTAAAGCAGTGGCTTAACCATGAACAGTCATCTGAAGAATACAAGGGTGGAATTAAGCAGCTTGGTAAGACACTATCCAGGCACGCGGATCGTTATTGTCGCAAGCGCAAAGCGCAATCACTTGGATATTCTATTGAGGATGAGGCTTACTACTCACCTATTACTTTATCTGAATTACTTCCATTTGTATGGGCT